ATGCCTGTCAGTGAGGCATAGAGAATTGCCAAAATGTAGTTCTTTTGAGTCACGGGCGGGGCAAATCCGAAGCTCAACACACATCCCGCTGCGTTCAAAATGAACAGCGTTAGCATGGCGTAACTCAGCGCGATCTCCCGGTTAATCTTTGCGCTGTCGAATCTAGCGGCCTTGATACGTTTTAAGTCCTTAAGCTTCCGGCCTCGGAAAAAAGATCGAATGCGGCCCTTAGCTCCGGCGAGCATAGCGTGAACCGCACTGTGCGATGAGCGATACAAAAATTGAAGTAGAAACCCTGTGAGCGCCGATACAGCGCTGCTTATCCAAAATTGAGGGTTTGTTGTCCATTCTTCCATGAGGTCTTCCGCTGGTTTTAGGGTTTTCAATTGGCTTGGGGTAGGTTCGAGGTGCTGCACGGTCAATGCTACAGTACGCACCATTTCCACAGGAGTGACCTGCATGAAACTGATCGTAGGAGCGTTGGCGGTAGCACTGTTGGCGGGGTGTGCGACTTCGCCGGTGCCGGCCGACAAAGCTCACCCAGTGCCGAGCTCGCGCCTGTTCGCATATCAGAAGCTGACCTCCGGTGACGGTGTCTTGATCGTTACTCGTGATTCCGGATTTGTTGGTGGCGGCTGCAACACATCCGTGAGCATCGACGGGCGAAAAGCTGCCGAGATTGGTGCTGGTGAAACTGCAAAGTTCTACGTTGCCGCCGGTGAGCACATCGTCGGCGCATCATCATGCGGCAGCGGGCTTAAAGAGCGGGAAGCCAATATAAAAGCTGGTGCCACCAAGAAGTTCAGGATATCCATCGACTCATCAATGAGCATGGACTTATCACCCACGATGCAATGACAAAGCCGCCTACGGGCGGTTTTTTTATGACCGGAGAAAACTGTGGCAGCGACGGCAAGTAACAACTCAGCCATGACGACCATTCTTCTTTCAGGGCCGCTTATCAAGCTGTTTGGTCGTGTTCATCACCGCGAGCTTGGCAGCAAGTCCGTGGGCGAGGCATTAAAAGCGTTGAAGTGCACGCTCGAAGGTTTCGAACGCGCAATCAAAGATCTTGAGCGCAAGGGGATGCGTTTCGCGATTTTCAGGAACCGGAAAAATGTGGCTGAAAAGGATTTCGGTCTCGGCGGAACCCAGGAGATTCGAATCGTCCCGGTCATCTCCGGCAGCAAGCGAGCAGGCGTTCTTCAAACGATTGTCGGTGCGGTTCTGGTTGTCGCCGGTTCGTACTTTGGGCAGACCTGGGCTGTGCAGCTTGGCGTCGGGCTGGTCGCGGGCGGCGTCATCCAAATGCTCAGCCCCCAAGCCTCTGGCCTGAAACAAAGCGCCTCCCCCGAAAATGCCCCGTCCTACGCCTTCGGCAGCGCCAAGAACACCACGGCCAGCGGCAACCCGGCACCGATCTGCATCGGCGAACGCCGGTGGGGCGGGATGATCATCTCGGCGTCGATCCTGGCTGAAGATAAGACCTAACAGCAAAACCCCTCACATAAACGAGGAGGGATTGGCCCTCCAAGTTGAAGGAGGGCTTGTTGATGGGAAAATGGTTTCCACTGATTCGCGCAATTTCTTGGAATTTAATCCGCGTTGCTATCTGTGCGATGAAACTTTACGTGAGCCTCAGGGCTTTTGACCAAACCGCCCTTGAGGCGGTTTTTTTATGCCTGGAGAAAAGCATGGGCGCAGCAGCACATATCGATATCCATGGCGAGAAGGGCGGCAGCAGCAAGCCGAAGTCCCCGACCGAAGCCAGCGACAGCCTGCGCTCGACCAACTTGGCCAAGCTTCTGATTGCCGTAGGTGAGGGTGAGTTCGACAGCGTCCCGACCGACTACGACATCTACTTGGACAACACGCCGATCCGCGATGCCAGCGGCAACTACAACTTCCCGAATGTGAAGTGGGACTGGCGCCCGGGATCGGTGGATCAGACTTACATCCCGGGCATTCCATCCGTGGAGAACGAGACGTCGCTGAACATTGAGCTGCGCAGCGATTCGCCATGGATGCGCTCGATCACCAACACTCAGCTATCCGCCGTGCGCATGCGGTTGGCTTGGCCAGCGCTGCAACGGTCTGATGACCAGGGTAATGTCGACGGCTATCGCATCGAATACGCGATCGACGTGGCCACCGACGGCGGCTCCTATCAGCAGGTGCTGTTGGATGCAGTCGACGGCAAGACAACTACGCGCTACGAGCGATCGCGCCGCATTGATCTACCGGACGCCACCACTGGCTGGCAGATCCGCGTGCGCCGCCTGACGCCAAACCAGAACAGCAACAAGGTGGCCGACACCATGCTGGTGGCCGGTTACACCGAAGTGATCGACGCCAAGCTGCGCTACCCAAACACCGCACTGCTCTACATCGAATTCGACGCCGAGCAGTTCACCAACATCCCGGCGGTGACCGTGAAGTGCAAGGCCCGTCGCTGGATGGTGCCGAGCAACTACGACCCGATCCTGCGCACCTACACCGGGACTTGGGACGGCTCGATGAAATCGGCCTGGACCAATAACCCGGCGTGGATCACCTACGGCATTTGCACTGAAGAGCGTTTCGGTCTGGGCAAGCGCATCAAGCCGTTTATGGTCGACAAGTGGGAGCTGTACCGCATTGCCCAGTACTGCGACCAGCTGGTGCCGAACGGCCTAGGCGGACAGGAGCCGCGGTTTCTCTGCGACATGAATTTGCAGGGCAAGGCTGATGCCTGGTCGCTGCTGCGCGATATCTCGGCGATTTATCGCGGCATGACTTATTGGGCGCAAGGTCAACTGGTGATGCAGGCCGACATGCCGCGCGCCCAGGACTTCGACTATGTGTTCACCCGCTCAAATGTGATCGACGGCAAGTTCTCGTATGGCAGCGCCTCGGCGAAGACGCGTTACACCCGGGCGCTGGTGAGCTACGACAACCCTGCTAACAACTACGACACCGACGTCATTCCGTTCGCTGATCTGGATCTGCAACGCCGCTATGGCGACCGGCCGACCGAACTGAGCGCCATTGGCTGCACCCGTGCATCCGAGGCTCAGCGCCGAGGCAAGTGGGCGATCCTCAGCAACAACCAAGACCGCACCGTGTCATTCAAGACCGGCATGGAAGGCGTAATTCCGCTGCCTGGTCACATCATCCCGGTGGCGGATTCTTTGCTCGCGGGCCGGGAGGTCGGCGGCAGGATCTCGGCAGTGGCGGGGCGGGTTATCACGCTCGATCGCGATACCCAAGCCAAGGCCGGTGATCGGTTGATCATCAACCTGCCGGGCGGCCGCGCCGAAGGGCGCACCGTGCAGAGCGTCAACGGCCGCGCCGTCACCGTGACCGTTGCTTACAGCGAGCCACCAGTCGCGCAACTGCAATGGGCGCTCGACGCCGATGACCTGGCAATTCCGCTGTACCGCGTGCTACGCACCAAGCGCACCACCGAAGGTGACTACGAAATCAGCGCGTTGCAGTTCGAGCCAAGCAAGTTTGCATTCATCGACACCGGCGCACGCTTGGAAGAACGCCCGATCAGCGTGATCCCGATCACCGTTGTTCCGGCGCCGGCGAGCGTTTCTCTGTCGTCGACTTCATCGGTGGTGCAGGGCCTGGCCGTGGCCACCATGACGATCACATGGCCAGCTGTAGATGGCGCGGTCGGCTACGACGTCGAATGGCGCAAGGACAGCGGCAACTGGATCAAGCTACAGCGCACCGGTATGACCAACGTGGACGTGGTCGGGATTTATGCCGGCGCATACGTGGCCCGCGTTCGCGCGGTGAGTGCGTTCGATATCTCGTCGATTTGGCGTAATTCGATCCTGACCAACCTCAAGGGGAAGGAAGGATTGCCTCCGGCTGTGTCGTACCTGACGCCGACCAGTCTTGTTTACGGCATCCGGATGGCGTGGGGCTTCCCATCAGGCGCAGAGGACACCCAGCGCACCGAGATCTGGTACAGCAAGACGACTTCGCGGGATGACGCTATCAAGCTCGGTGACTTTGCCTATCCGCAGGCATCGCACGAAATGCAAAACATCCTTGCCGGTGCAAGTTTCTTTTTCTGGGCGCGCCTCATCGATCGGACTGGAAACGTCGGGCCGTGGTATCCACAAGGTGTAGGCGTCAACGGCCAAGCAAGTTCTGATCAAACCGAGTACGAGAAATATTTCGCCGGACAGATCGGCGATTCCGCGCTCGGTCAGCACCTCGGCGATCGCATAAACCTGATTGATGGTCCGGCGGACTTGCCGGGATCGGTGAACAACCGCATTCAGGTCGTAACCGGTGAGGTTGATGCAATCTCGGAAAAAGTCGATGGCGTGTTTGCCCAAGTGAATCCACCGATGGCGGGTGAAACTGAGGGCTTCGCCGGATCGACGGAAGCCTTCGTCGGCGTCTGGTCATTGCAGTCTGCCGTGATCGAAGGCGATGTAGCCACCGGCAAGCGTGTCGACACCGTTCAGGTTGAGATGGGCAAGAACAGCGCCGTCATTCAGCAGGTCAGCCAGGCGCAAGTCGCAGCGGATGGCAAAGCGTCGGCCATGTGGTCTGTGAAGATGCAGATTGACTCCAACGGTCGATACGTCGCAGCGGGCATCGGCTTGGGCATCGAGAACGGCCCGGCCGGGTTACAAAGTCAGTTCCTGGTGAGCGCTGATCGGTTCGCCGTGGTGAATGGGCTGGGCGGAAGTCCAACTGCGCCGTTCGTGGTGCAGAACGGACAGACGTTCATCAGCTCGCTCTTTGTCGCGGACGGCACGATCACAAACGCCAAGATCGGCAGCTACATCAGCTCCACCAACTACATCGCCGGCCAGCAAGGCTGGATCCTGAATAAAGACGGCACGCTTGAAATCAACGGCATTGTCCCGGGACAGGGCCGTCTGGTGATCAATTCTCTGAACGTCTCGGTCTACGACGCCAATAACGTGCTGCGCGTCCGTCTCGGCTATCTGGGGTGATAAATGGCATATGGAATGAGGATCTGGGGCGCCGACGGCGCGCTTCAGATCGACGAAAACTCGTTCACTATTCGGGTTGTGCTTTCAACGTTAGTTACATTCACCGGAGGGAAGTCAAATCAGGATTTCGCGGTGCCCGGAGTTGGCCCCTCAAACGGCGCCGCAATTGTCGTCCCTGTCGGTACCTACACTGATCAGCAACAGCAGTTTGAAACCGAGCTGGTCGATAACGTGGCCCGGGTTTACAACCATACAAGAGGCTACGCCGCGAGCTATGTCGCGACCGGGACGATGCGACTGATCGTCATGAGGTTCAACTGATGGCGTACGGACTAGAGTTTAGGAACAACAGCAATGTGGTAACCATTGATTCTGAATTCGCCAGGTTAATGGTGATTTCGAGTGGGAGGTATGCGCCGACGGAAGAAGGGGGCATGGGCTCAACGAATTACTTCGCAAGGCCGGTGACATCACAGGAGCCGCCGCTAGTATTCGTCCGCCCGGATACTGTCGCCGGCGTCGCCGGACTCAGCAACATGAGATTGATCGGCTCCGCAGGCAACTGGACCGGATTCTATGTTCGCGCGTACAGCAACGCCACGGCCCAGCCTAATGGCCGCTACTTCGTCGCCGCGTTTGCTGCTCAAGCGGTGGCACAGTACGGCATGCGGCTCTGGGACGGATCTGGAAAAATGCTCTTCGACTCTGGTACACCCAATGCCAGTTTCACGCGAGCTATCCAAAACTGGACTTATGTGAAGTCGGATCAATCCGATCAGGGACTGTACCGAAACTACTACTCGGTACCATTCAATTTTCCCCAGGACGAATTCATTCTGATCAACAACTTCGGCATGAGCATGGTGTCCGGCGGGAACATCCCAAGACAGCTGTACTGTACGTGGGATTTTGCGGCAAATACGCTCTACGCCATCACCTCTGCCGCCAATAATCCCTTCGCATTTTTCCTCCCCGCAATGTTTGCCAAGATGGCCGTGTAATCGCGCGCGCCCAACCTCTCAAAATCAGGAACTTGTAATGTCCAAGCAGACGATCACTCTCGGCTCTGCGCCTACAGGCGTGGGCGGCGATACGCCTCGAAGTGCGTTCACTAAAACACAGAGCAATTTCGACGAGCTTTATGCAGCGCTTGGCGCCAGTGGTAGCCCGCTTGTGCTTCCGGCAGCACTCCCGATTGAGCAGGGAGGGACTGGCGGAAAAACGCAATCCACAGCCCGAACCGCCTTAGGCATAAAGTCCGGTAACGTTCGCTGGAAATCGAATACCAGCAACGTAACCATCCCGAACGGCACCTACACCACAATAAACTGGACCAACGACGTCTATGGTATCGGGGGGATTCACAGTCAGACTTCAAACTCAGATGCGTTCGTTTTGCCAGTAGGAATTTTCCTGGTGTCGGCGACGCTGACTTACGACTACCACCCGACCGGGCGCCGTGGGATCAGGTTCACACTGAGCAACGCTGGTTTCGCGGGAGGGTTCATTCTCGTGCCTATCACGCCGAACGGGATAACTACCGTGACGCTCACTATCCCTATCAGGATCACAACGGCGGGAACCATCCTGAGGATTCAGGGGTTTCAGGACAGCGGGGCAGATATGAGCCTGCCGCTGAGTGGCGGTAGCAACGTCGAAATCTTCCAGCTTGGAGATGCATGATGGCGACCATTGTCGTTCCACCAAACTATGACCTGGTAAAAATCGCAACTGAGGCGGGCCAGCCAGACCCTGAAATGCGCTCCTATCACGATGGCGTACTCGAGGTTCTGGGGGTTACCCAGAAGAAACTGACCGCAGCTTTGGCGAATTACAGCTACTCCGAGACCGAGGTCGAGGTTGCCGCCCTGAACGCGATATCCAAACGCGATCAGCTTTTGGAGTTAGCAGATAAGGCGACGGCCGGAATGTCTGACGCATTCATTGCCGGCTTGCTGGACGAGTCTGAAACCCAGCGCTTCAAAAGCTTCGCCGCTTACAAGCTGGCGCTGAGGAGCATCAGTTCGCAGGACGGCTACCCGGCAGCAATTGATTGGCCCATCAATCCCGCCTGATCAAGTCAAACACAGCAACCCGCCGTCGAGCGGGTATTTTTTTGCCTGGAGAAAAGTATGACCGTCACTGAAAGAGAGCGCGACATCCTCGCCCGCACCATCTGGGGTGAGGCTCGCGGCGAGGGAACGGCCGGACAGATCGCCGTCGCCTGGACGATCCGCAACCGCGTTTTCGATGGAAAGGAAAAGTCTTGGTGGGGCGAGGGGTATGCCGGTGTGTGCCAGAAACCGTACCAGTTCAGTTGCTGGAACAAGACTGACCCGAACTATCAGCTCCTCATCGGCGTGAAGCAGATCCCGTTCCGCGAGCTGGCGCAGTGCCGTATCGCTGCTGACAAGGTGATCGACGGCGCGGTACCGGATCCCACCGGCGGAGCCACGCAT